ACTGCAAAAGAAGTACGGGTTTAACGATAAGGAGATTTACAAGATAATAGCCACCAAAGTACACACTAAAAAGGGGAAAGAGTTTATTAACTTTAAAATTGAACATTACAGTTTGTATTAAAATTTTTACTATATTGCACACGCACAATTCAATTACATCGACAATGACAAAGCAATTATCTATTAACAATAAGCCTCTAACAAGGCGCAGTCGGAGGGAGTCGATGCCCGGTGCAACCGATTGTGTCTTAATGTTAGGGGCTATACTTGTTTAGATATGGCGAAGCGACCTTACGTTAAATTTTATGTTGATGATTTCTTTGGCAGTTTTAAAACCCAAAGGATGACTACCGAACAAATAGGTGCTTACTTTCTTATGCTTATGGCATCAAGTCAAGAAGATAATATAGACCTTTTAGATGATGATGAGTTACTGGGTTCTATCACAAGGCTTGGCAAAAAATTTAAAAACAATTCAAAGGTTTTAAAAAGTTGCTTTAAAAGTGATGATGGTAAGATTTACAGCGACAAGCTAAGAAAGGTACTTAAGGAATATGATACTTACGTTGAAAATCAACGCATTAAGTCTTTAAAAGGAGTTGAGGCTCGCAAACCCACGGGTAACCCACGGGTCAATTATTCAGAACCCACGGGTAACCCAACCATAACCATAACCAATAACCATAACCAAGAACCTATTAAAAAAGAAAGTAATAAAGAAAAAGTGGCGGCTTTTACAAAGCCTACTTGGAACGAGGTTGGTAACTTTATTTTTAAAAATCTATTAGAAAAAGATATTAACCCCGACAAACTAAAAGTGCAAGCTGAAGCCAATAGCTTTGTTGACTACTACGAAAGTAAAGGTTGGTTGGTTGGTAAAAGCCCGATGCGTAACTGGCAAGCCGCAGCCCGTAGATGGGTTATTGACAAAGACGTAAAGGCAGAGGTTATTCAACAACGTAAATTCTTAGGCGAAGACTAATGAAAAGAAAAGATACAAAATACATAGATTTGGCGGAGTTTGATAATAACTTACCCCCGGCTGATGTTGAACTGGAGAAAGTTGTTTTGGGTACGTTACTTATTGAAACAGGCACGATGCAAAAGGCAGAACAGTTTTTAGATGCCGATTGCTTTTACCATCCACCGCACGCTGAAATATACAAAGCTATTGTTGCACTATACAACATCCAACAACCCTACGATATTTTAACCGTAACCAATAAGCTAAGAGCCGACAAGCAGTTATCTTTTATTGGTGGGGTGGTTTACATAGCAACCCTAACAAACAGGGTAGGTGGCACGGGAAACCTTTTAGCGCATTGTGCTATACTTAAACAAAAAGCCCTGCAACGTAAACTTATATCCACCGGGTACGATATGGTTAAGGTTGGCTACGATGACAACAAAGATTGCTTTGATGCTATTGATGAAGCGGAGGCGAGTGTTAAGTCAATATCCGTATCGCTAATTACAAGCCAAAACAATCTAAAGACGTTCCGTGATTTAATGCAGATGGAGGCAGATGCTTACGATGCAATGGCAAGCGGTAAGACCAGGGGAGTAAATGTTAACATCTACAATTTAGACGTATACACCAACGGTTGGCAGAACGGAAACCTTATTGTGATAGCAGCCCGACCTGCAATGGCTAAGTCAGTATTAGCATTAAACAACGCCAAAGAGGCGGCAAAGAATAAAGTGCCTGTTGCTTTCTTTAGTTTAGAGATGAGTAGCGTAGAACTGATGCAGAGGTTAGCAAGTGATGAGGCTGATGTAGATTTTGACTTGGTAAGGAGGGGAAAAACCAACGATGCCGATAGAGCAAAGATTAACGCAGCACTTGGTAAAATTGAAAATTTACCCCTTTACATTGATGATACCGCACAAACTACCGTGTTAGGTATATGGAACAAGGCTACAAAGATTAAAAGCGAATACGGGCTTGGAATGATAGTTGTTGATTATATCCAGTTAATATCAGCACCCGAAATGGGTAACTATGCCGATGCCAATTCAAGGGTAAGCCATATAACCCGAAACCTAAAGTTAATGGCTAAGGAGTTAAACGTTCCTGTAATAGCCCTAAGTCAGTTAAGTAGGGAGGTTGAAAAACGTGGAGGGCAAAAACGCCCTATACTATCCGACCTAAGAGATAGCGGTAGCATAGAACAGGATGCCGATGTAGTAGTGTTCCCGTGGCGACCTGCATACTACGATATAACGCACGATGCTAATGGCAACCTTTACCCTGATGGTTATGCTGAATTGATATTTGCCAAGCATAGGAACGGTAGCCTGGGGGATGTGAGGTTAACCTTTACCGGCAACCGCCAACGCTTTACATCATTCCAAGAAACGCACCCGCAAATTAAAGAGCAACCGCTAAAACCCAATGTTGATTTTACAGAACCAACCAAACAACGTAACGCACCATTCTAATGGACTTATCAAAAGAAATACAATCATTTATTCAAGGGATTGTAAATAGCAGAAAGAAGCTATTAGCCGCCAAGATAGGCAACAACTCATCGCCTGTAATAAAAAAGCACGAGGCACTAACAAGGGCATTTGATTATGCCAAGTCAATTAAGACCAATGAGGTTGGTTGGTGCAAGTTTTTGCAACGGTGGGAAAAAGATATTAGGCACATCCTTATAGCCAACCGCTCACTCGCAGCAATGGAAATGAAGCTGATGTTGATAATAATTAAAATACAAAAATTAACCCCCTAACCACCAAGCGATTAAGCCAAAAGCGAAAATAATGTTTTGGGGTGTAATAATTTTAAATAATTTTGGGAAATAAATAATAAAGCTATGAGCAAAGAAAACGTAAAGATTGACAGTAACTTGTTAACCCAAATAAAGGAACGCAAGAAAGCAACCGGCATAACCATAACCGCCTTTGTAGAGCAAGCCATACAGGACAAACTTAAAACCAAGTAACAACACTAACAAAGTTTAACAATGCAACCGCACACTAAAATTTACTTTGACTATTTTGGCTACGATGTTAATAGCTGGATAGAATGCGAGTGCAAATGTGGTCGGCAAGGCGTAGACATAAACCATATCAAACCAAAAGGAATGGGCGGCAGTAAGGTAATGGACTTTATTGAAAACCTTATGGCTATGTGCCGGGTGTGCCACGATAAGTACGGAGATAACCAGGGGGATTTTGAATACCTTGTTTTAAAACACGCTGCCACTATGCAGTTAGATTTTGAAACGGTAAAAGAAAGAATACTAACAGTACACTTTAATCGTAAATAACTATATTTGTGTCAATGAACCGCCAAACGTTATTAGAACACATTGCCAAAGACAAAGACGTTAAAGCAACGTGCGCTAATATAAGTCGTGGAGTTGATAGTAAGGAGTTCTACCAACATATCATTTATAAGATTTGCGAGATACCAGAAGATAGGCTTTTAGAGATTTACAATAATAATTATTTGCGTTGGTATATTGTGCGCACAATAATGATTGAGTGGAAACTAAGACACAGGAATAAAAAGCAGTTTGAAACTATTGACAATATTGAAGTAATAAACGAAACGTACAACTACGAGTTAGATATAGAAGTTAGCAAGGTAGAGGAGAATATTAACAACCTACCAAGTTTTGAAAAGAGAATGTTACTGGAGTACATTAAGTCGGGCAGTTACCGCAAACTATCCGATGAGAGTGGAATACCATACCGAACCATCGGTAACCACGTTAAAAGAATTAAGGACAAGCTGAAATGAAAATCTTAGGAGTAGAGCAGAATAAATCAGGTAGCAACTATTATAGGTTGGAGATGCCATTTCAGCATTTAACCCAAACTACCGACATAGAGTATGCCCGGTGCAACACTATCAACGGAATGCCTAATGAGGTTTTGCAACAGTTTGATGCGGTAATCTTTAGCAGGGAGTTTGAACATTACAATGATGTTAAAAACATAAAGCTAATAGCCGACCAACTTAGGGTATTAGGAGTAAAGATAATAGTTGACATTGATGACTACTGGAACTTATCAGCGTTCCACGTTCTCAAAGAACAGTACCGAATATTTAAAGCACCCGAAAAGATAATTGAAAGCATCAAGTATGCCGACCTTGTTACGACTACCAATGTTCAGTTAGCCGAAAAGATAAGCAAGTTAAATCATAATGTTGAGGTTTTGCCAAATGCTATCTATCCCGAAATATACCCACAGTTCCAAACAAACTATGTACCTGGGGATAAGTACCGAATTGGCTATATGGGTGGCGTATGCCATTGGGAAGATGTTGTACTTATGCAAGATGGGTTTAAACAACTACACGCTGACAAGGACTTACAAGGTAGGTTTACCGTTAAGCTATTTGGGTATAACGATGAAAGCCCAGAGTATGGTAGATTTGAGCAAGTGTTTACGGATAGGGGTAGGGGCAAAGATTATGAGAGGGTTTACGCTACCGATGTATACAACTATGCTTTAGGGTATAACCATTTAGAAGCCTGTATTGTTCCGCTAAACGATAACACCTTTAACAACTGCAAGAGTGAGTTAAAAATGATTGAGGCGGGTTTTATGAACAAGGCGTGTATAGTATCTGATATTAAACCATATACCGATGTAATTAAAAATGGTGTAAATTGCATTGCGATTGATAAACACCGCAACCACAAAGACTGGTATAAGGCAATACGCAAGCTGATTAATGAGCCTGACTTTGGTACTTATTTAGCTGACAACCTAAGCAAAGAAGTAAAAGAAAGGTATCACATTTTAAAAGTTAATGAGAAACGTTATAAACTGCTAAAATCATTATGAACCCAAAAGTATTAGTATGCGTACTGCATTGCGATAGGAAGTATCATAACCGAATGATACCCTTAGAA